CTGACGGTGGCGCTTGATCTTCGCGCCGAGGGACGTGGTCATCGTTTCATCCTTGGTTTCCTTGGGTTCAGGACGTGCGTTCGATATGCCGAACAAAAATGTGCTGCGCAAGTAGACTCGGCGATTTGTTCGGTATATATCGAACTTCAGCGTATCGCGCCGCGCTGATTCCCTCCTCCTCCCGGCCAAGAAAGGGCCCCGCATGACCGCCATTGCTGCATTCCTCCGCAAGACCCCCGTCACCCGTTTGCAGGACTACTTCACTGCCGGCGGTTTCACCTCGCTCGCGCCTGTCGATTGGACCAAGCCCGAGGCGGAGGTGGTCGAGCCGCTGATCAAAGCGGTGGATGCCATGACCGATGACGAAAAGCAGCGCGTCGTCCTTGATGCCGGCCGTGTCGCGGCTCTCGCTGATGAACCGGGGCAGAACGCCTTGCAGAACGTCGTGCAAAACCGCGCTGTGTTCGACGCGCTGGAGGGGGCCAACAATCGCTCGCTGTGGGTTTTTTTGAAGGAGCCTGATCGTTTCCGTCTCGCGGAAGAGGTGCGTTACAACGACGAACGTCGCCGGACGCGGTCCTGGAGCGGGTTTGGCGTCGACGCCGATCTGGAGGTGAAAAAGGACCCGATCTCGCTCGCGGCGTTTACGGCGGCAATCCGGGCTCGGTTTGAGACGCCCAATGTCCATGTCGACATCTTCGACCGCCACCGGGTGATCCTCGACGGTGAAGAATGCGAACTTGTTCAGGTCGCGGTCTACCGGGAGGGGCGTCCTGAGGACATGCTGGGCTTCGATGCCAACAGCACCTTGTCACGCCGGATCGTGAAACCTGTCTTCGAAGCTGCGCTGACTTATGAAGCTGCGACTGGCGTGATCGAAGTCGTTGCTAAGACCCGCGAGGACCGGATCGATCTGACCCGGTTCATGGCGCGCGATCTGCTCGGGATCACCCTTGGCGAGGACCAGTCGCTGCCGCTGCGCGAATACGACCTCAGCATGTTGCTGCGGCCGTTCGACTTCCCGACCGACTCTGCCGACGGGATTGCCAGCGTGACAGTCAAGGAACTGCGTCTGATGGATCTCGGCGACGCAAAGGAGCGCATCACGCTTGAATCCATGTCGGGCGCCGACCGTACGATCTGGCAGATGGCGGAACACCGTATCGGACTGGACATCGGGGGCGGTGCCCATGTGTTCGGTCACGCAGGTGACGTGCCGGAATGGGTGATTACCCGCGCACGCTTCACCATCAAATTCCATCCGGGCCCCTCCGGCGGTCGTGGCAAGTCGCTGGCCCTCAACGTCACGATGCCGCACGGCTGCAATCTGAAGGACATGACGGCGCAAGAGCGCCTGATCGGCGAGAAGTATCTGCGCCTCTGGGGCATCCTGAGAGACGACAATGACGAAGGCGACGTCCTTGAGTAAGCGGGCGATCGCCCTCCTGCTGCGGGCCATGGAAGCCCGCAGCACGTCTCTCCAGGCATCGGCGCTGCATCAGGTCTCGCGCGGTGCGACCGACGCATTGCTCGCAGCGAAGCTTCTGGTGCCGAGTGGGCATGTCCCAGTTGTTGCCGGGATGGACGACTACGAGGATGAACCGGTCGAGGCCACCTGGTCGGCCGAGCTGAAATCATACGGCTATCACGACAGCACGGGCCGCTGGATCAGCGTTGAAAATCGAGACATCGCGGCTTGCAAGGTGGACTACGGTCTGGCCCTCGCCAAGATGCTGGTAGCGTTCGATCGTGCCGGGCCTTCACGCCCGACGCCCTTGATCTCTGATCTCGTATGGGACGTGGGAACCATCAAGTTCGCCGGAGCGAAGGCCCCAGTGCCCGTCTGGTTTGCCCGGCGGCTTGGGGATCCGGGGGGCTGGGCGGAACTCGAGGCGCTGATTGGGCGCAAACCGCCGCAGGAAATCCGCATTATCCTGACCTCCACGCCCGGTGAGCGCATCCCGGAGACCGCCCCGAAGCGCAACCACATCATCAATGTGGCGGATGTTGCGGGTGATCCGGCCAAGCTCGTGATCTCGCCGCAGGTCCTCGGTGCGCGGGTGTTCCCCGGTCAAGTCCAGCATCGTTTCCCGATCGATCATACGGAAGATTGCGGACTCGTCTGGCATGGTGACGAGACCCTCATCTTCGGTGGCGACAAACAGCGGCTACTTCTCCAGCTCCTGTTTGCCGCCTACTGGTCCGGATCACCGGTTCTGCGGGTGGCAGCAGTGCTGGAAGAGGCAGGCTATGGTGGACAGGTGAACTCGCTCAAGAAAGCCTTCGGCCGGCGCAAGGATTGGCAGACCTTCATCAAGTTCGACGACGGAAATTGCTGGATCGAGCCCTGATTGTTGTTTCGCCGCAATCCGGCAGACCGCGCCATTGAAACGAGAATGCGCCGCCTCTATGTTTAACGGGACGGTCGGGCTGCTAAGCCCGGGGTCATGCGTGAATGCCGGAAGGCTGCAGCGCGGCAGGGGAACCTGCGATGAGCGGTGGCGCGAGCCATCAGAAACAGTTCTAATGGAAAGGATACGATCATGCCCATGCATGACACCCCGAAATATTCTCCTCACCTTCACTGCATCTACGATGAGCCCGCTCCGACTGGGCACATCGGGCGCGGCACGCACTATTCAGTAGTCCAGGCGTTGTCTTGGCGTACAGAAACGGGAGATTTGCGCCAACAAGCTGCAGTCCAGAACGTTGCGATCATCTGGGACGAAGACCACGATGATCGGATTATTCCGTGTGTGGAGGCGCTGCTCATGGCTGGCCTTCTGCACGCAGTTTCCATGATCGGCGAGCGGAAAGGCGGCGTGACCATCGTGTTCAACTCGATGTCTGCTGCCCGTCTCAGCGACAACCAGAAGCGCGCCTACCGGGAAGAAGTTACTCGGGTCATCAGTGATGTGGTCGCGGCCAAGCACGAGGATTCCTGGTCGATTACCTTTGGCGAGATGACCGACACGCCTTCCTTGCGTTCGACAGGGCACGACATCTTTCATCAGTCCCTTATTCAAGACGGCGATGTTCAAAAGATCGAGACCTATGTCCGGAACATCAACTACCTCTGGGATATCGACGGGTAATCTGTTCGTTATACTCCGAGTCCCGCATAAGCCGAATTTGGTGACTTGACGGGTGGGTTTGCAACGATTCAGCTATGCCTATGATCCGCCCCGGCTTTCTTTCCTCAGCAGACCGCCTCGAGCTTGAGGCTTGCGTGCGTCGCCAGCGCGAGGACCACGGTATTGCCCGTCGTGCAAACGCGATCCTGCTGCTCGACGACGGCAAGTCCTGCCAAGAGATTTCAGACTTCCTGTATCTGGACGACGACACCATCCGCGGCTGGCATAAAACCTACCTGCAAGATGGCTGGGATGCGCTTGCCTTCGACGGCTGGAAGGGCGGTCAGTCCCGTATGACGCAGGCACAGGAGGTTGCGTTATGCGCTTGGCTGGAAGCGCGCTTCTGTCGCTCGACGGTTGAGATCAGAGCCCATGTCGCGGCTGAATGCGGTCTGAATTATTCCCATTCTGGCTGCATCAAACTTCTGGCCAGACTGGGCTTTGAATACCGCAAGCCCAAGCCCCTGCCACGCGTGGCATCAGCGGAGAAGCAGGCCGCTTTCATCGCATTATACGAGAAGCTGATGCGTGAGTTACCAGCAGATGAAGCCGTCTATTTCGCCGATGCAGTGCATCCGGAATACCAGGCCAAGCCTGCATTCGGCTGGGTGAAGGTCGGATCAAATCCAGCGGTTCTCAGCACGGCAGGGCGCGGTCGTGTGAACATTCATGGGGCTGTGAACCTCGAAACCTTCGACGCACCCTTTGTCGAGCCCACAACCGTTGATGGGGTCAGTGCCGTGCAGCTTCTGACCAAGATCGAAGCGCGCAACCCTGAAAAGCGCATCATCCATGTCATCTGGGACAACGCCGCCTACCACAAAGGACCCGATGTCAGAGCCTTCCTTGCCAGGACAACCTGCCGTATCCATCTGATCCAGCTGCCACCCTACTGCCCTCATCTCAATCCGATTGAGCGGCTGTGGGCCGTCTTGCATCAATACGTTACCCACAATCGCTACTACCCAAGCCAGAAGCAGTTCGCCGACGCCATCCTTGCATTCATGCGTGAAACCATCCCGCAGGAATGGACGAAATTCCGCGACAAGGTCTCAGACAACTTCCGCGTCATAACCCACGAGAACTTTCGGGTTTTGAAGTAGAAGCGGTATACAGAAAGCACGCGTCCAAGAAGGTCCTGGCACTGAGCCACTTCTGGAGGTGACGCCAAGCCGGCATGATCGTTGAAAGAGGCCGTCCTTTGGGGCGGCCTTTTTTGATTTCGGCGCGAAGATCTTTCCGAACTCCCAGTTTGCCTCCCGGTTGCCTCCACGGTGCCTCCCACCCCCTCCGCCATGTTGATCCCGCAAGTGTTCGCGGAAATCCCAAGGAGGTTCACATGGCGACCAGGCACCTTTCCCAGATCGAGCTGGCGGCTCGCTGGAACATTTCGCACCGCACGCTGGAGCGCTGGCGGTGGACGGGTGAAGGCCCGAAATTCATCAAGCTCGGCGGCCGGGTCATCTATCGGTTGGAGGATGTCGAGGCCTTCGAGGTCGAGCAGATCCGCGGCGCGGATCATGAACCCCATCGGCCGATGTCGGCGTGAGGGGGGGATAACATGACGATCTCCAATCACATCACCCTCGCCGACATTCCCCGCATGCCGGTGGGCCAGATCGCGGCGCTGCCCGCCGACCAGCTCGCCGTGCTGAAAGGCATGGCGGACGAGCAGCTGACGCAGGCGAAGTCCATCTCGGACTGGCTCGATGGCGCCATTTCCCTGAAATACGCCGATCGCGCCGGTGACTTTCGCCATGAGGCTGGCAAGGACACTGGCACGATCCGGTTCGATGATAATGGCGTCACCGTCATCGCCGAACTGCCCAAGCGCATCGATTGGGACCAGGCCAAGCTCGCCCAGATCGCTGCAAACATCGCATCGGCTGGCGAAGATCCGGCCGAGTTCATCGACACGAAGCTGTCGGTCTCCGAGCGCAAGTACGGCGCCCTGCCGGAAAGCTGGCGCAAGGGGTTTGAACCCGCCCGTACGGTGCGAACCGGCAAGCCCAAGTTCCGTCTGGTGTTGAACGACGAGGTGCGCTGATGGCCATTTCTCTCGCATCCCTGCGCATGACCTCGGCGCTGACGCCGCCGCGCATTCTGATCCATGGTGTGGCCGGGGTTGGCAAATCCACTTTTGCGGCCGATGCCGACCGGCCGGTGTTCATCATGACCGAGGACGGGCTCGGCAAGCTTCAGGTGCCACATTTTCCGCTGGCGACGAGCTACGCAGAAGTGGCCGGGGCCCTTGATGCGCTCCTGATCGAGGAGCATGAGTTCGGCACGGTGGTCATCGACAGCGTCGATTGGCTGGAACCGCTGATCTGGGCCGAGGCCTGCCAGCGCAACGGCTGGGCCTCCATCGAAACCCCCGGCTTCGGCAAGGGCTATGGCGAGGCGCTGAATGTCTGGCGCGAATATCTCGACAAGCTGAATGCGCTCCGGGACCAGAAGGGCATGGCGGTCATCCAGATTGCCCATACCGACATCAAGCGCTTCGACAGCCCCGAGCACGAACCCTACGACCGGTATGTGATCAAGCTGCAGACCCGCGCCTCGGCGCTGCTGCAGGAGCATTCGGACGTCGTGCTCTTCGCCAACTATCAGATCTCGGTCGCGAAATCCGATGTCGGCTTCAACAAGAAGGTGACCCGGGCGCTCGGGTCCGGTGCGCGCGTCATGCACACTGAGGAGCGCCCCGCCTTCCTCGCCAAGAACCGTTACGGCCTGCCGGACACGCTGCCCCTCAGCTGGGCAGAGTTCATGGCGGCCATGCCCCAATCCGAATGATCCGCCTGAAAGGACAAGACCATGGCACGTTTCGATACGTCCTTTGACGCCACCAGCGTCGAGCCCACCACCGCCTACGAGCTGCTGCCCGCTGGCAAGTATCGCGCCCAGATCGTCGAAAGCGAGATGCGCGTCACCCGCAACGGCATGGGCCAGTTCCTCTGGCTGATGCTCGACATCCTCGAGGGCGAGCACAAGGGTCGCAAGATCTTCGATCAGCTGAACCTCGTGAACCCGAACCCGACCACCGTGGAGATCGCGCAGCGCACGCTGTCGGCCATCTGCCACGCGACCGGCAAGATGCATGTCAGCGACAGCGAGGAACTGCACCTGATCCCGATGACGATCCAGGTGAAGATCAAGCCGCCGAAGAATGGCTACGGCGAGAGCAATGCCATCGCCTACCTGCCGCCCGAACGCGGCGCGGTGGCCCGTGCTGCCAAGCCGACGCCCGCTGCGCCCGCCACACCCGCGGCCCCGCCCAAGATGGTGTCTGCTCCCTGGAACAAGAAGGGCTGATGCGCTGCGCCGCCCTGACCTGTTGACGGCCGGGGCGGTGCCCAACCCCATCTGAGGACACTCCCATGACTGACATGAACAACGCGGCCCCCGTGGCCGTGAACGGCCCCGGCTTGCCTGATGATCAGCGCCGGTTGATCGAACTCGACGACGCCATTGCCAAGATCCGCACCCAGATCGCGACAGCCGATCTGGCCCGGCAGCGTGGGCACAAACCCATCGACCCGGACTGGTTCCATCGGGCCCGCACGGCGCTTCGCCACCTGAGCCGCGAGCGGGCGGAACTTCTGGCCAAAAGCACCGGACGTCGTCGCCGCGAAAAGCTGAAGGACGCGCTGATCGGCGTTCTGCGCGAGCGCCACGATCCGGAGACCTGGAACGGCATTCTGGCCGAGGCGCAGGCGCGCAGTGAACGGGAGGGTCTGTGATGTCAGAGCTTCCCGAAGCCCCCACGCCCACCCTGACGGCGATCTATGCCGACTATGAGGCCCGCCAGGGCGATGGTTTTCGCGATCACCTCGGCGCCTCGATCATCGGAAAGTCCTGCGCCCGCGCGCTCTGGTATGATTTCCGCTGGGTCACGCCCGCGCGCCATTCCGGCCGCCTGTTGCGTCTGTTCGAGACCGGCCAGATGGAAGAGGACCGCCTCGTGCGCAATCTGCGCGCCACCGGCGCGACGGTGCTGGAGGTCGACCCGGAAACCGGCCGCCAGTTCCGCGTCGAGGCCCATGGCGGGCACTTTGGCGGATCGCTCGATGGCGTGGCTATTGGCATCCTCGAGGCGCCGAAGACCTGGCATGTGCTGGAGTTCAAGACCCACGGGGTCAAGAGCTTCACCGAGCTGACCTCCAAAGGCGTGGTGCTGGCCAAGCCCCAGCACGCCGCGCAGATGCAGATCTACATGCACCTGACGGGGATCACCCGCGTGCTTTATGTGGCGGTCTGCAAGGACACTGACGCGCTGCATATCGAGCGCATCGAGGCCGACAGCGCAATGGCAGAGCGCCTGCTGGACAAGGCCGAGCGCGTCATCTTCGCCCAGCATCCGCCTGCGCGGATCAGCGAGGACCCGGCCTGGTTCGAATGCAGGTTCTGCGATCACCATGGAGTCTGTCATGACGGCGGTGGAGCGGCCGTGACCTGCCGGTCGTGCCTGCATGCGACGCCCGTTGACGGCGGCTGGCACTGCGCCCGCCACGACCGGATGCTGGCACCCGCGGAACAGCGTGCGGCCTGCACCCGCCATCTCTTTATCCCCGATCTCGTCCCGGGCGAGGTCATCGATGCGGGCGACGATATCGTCACCTACCGCATGGCCGATGGCTCCACCTGGGCAAACGACGCCCGCACGACGGAGGCCGCGCCATGCTGACCCTGCGCCCCTATCAACAGGCCGCGATCACATCGATCTACGGCTATTTCCAATCCCACAATGGCAATCCGCTGGTGGTAATCCCGACCGCCGGGGGCAAGTCTCTCGTCATGGCCGCCTTCATCGAGGGCGTGCTGAAGGCATGGCCCGACCAGCGCATCCTGATCGTGACCCATGTTCGCGAATTGATCGCCCAGAACCATGCCGAGATGACCGGGCTCTGGCCCGAAGCCCCGGCCGGCATCTATTCGGCGGGCTTGGGCAAGCGCGAGGCACAGGCTCGCATTCTCTTCGCCGGCATCCAGTCGATCCACCGCCGCGCCGAGGAGGTGGGCCATACTGATCTGGTGCTGATCGACGAGGCGCATCTGATCCCGGGCAATTCCAGCACCATGTATCGTCGGTTTCTGGACGGGCTGGCCCGGATCAACCCCGCTCTCAAGGTGATCGGGCTGACCGCCACGCCCTTCCGGCTCGACAGCGGCATGTTGCACGAGGGCAGATCGGCGCTCTTCACCGATATCGCCTATGAGGCCCCAGTTCGCGATCTGATCGACGCCGGATACCTGAGCCCGCTCGTGTCGAAACAGCCCGCCACGCGGCTCGATGTCTCGAAGGTCGGCACCCGCGCGGGCGATTTCATCCAGCGCGATTTGGCGGCGGCTGTCGACCAAGAGGCAATCACGCGCTCAGCGGTCACCGAGATCATCGAGCACGGGCGCGAACGGAAGTCCTGGCTGACCTTCTGCTCCGGCGTGGACCACGCCCGCCACGTGGCCGAGGAGTTCAGCCGCCAAGGCATCACCTGCCGCACCATCTTCGGCGACACGCCGAAGGAGGAGCGCGATGCCATCATTGCCGCATTCAAGCGCGGCGAAATCCGTGCGCTGGCTTCGATGGGCGTGCTGACAACCGGCTTCAACGCCCCCGCCGTCGATCTGATCGCGCTCCTGCGCCCCACCAAGTCGGCAGGGCTCTATGTGCAGATGGTGGGCCGCGGCACGCGCCTCGCCCCCGGCAAGGAGAACTGCCTGGTCCTCGATTTTGCGGGCAATGTCCGCCGCCATGGGCCGATCGATCTGGTCCGGCCCCGGAGGCCGGGCGAGGCCGGTGGGGGTGAGGCCCCGACCAAGGTCTGCCCGATGTGCGAGAGCATCATCGCGCTCTCGGCGACGGAATGCCCGGATTGCGGCCATGTGTTCCCGGCCCGCGAGGTGAAAATTGCCCCCACGGCGGCCACGCTGCCGGTCCTGTCGCCGAAGGCGCAATGGCTGCCGGTTCATGGCGTGTCCTACAGCCGCCACGACAAGCTGGGCGGGCTGCCCTCGCTCAAGGTCACCTACAACTGCGGGCTCAGGTCCTACAGCGAATGGGTCTGCATCGAGCATCAGGGGTACGCGCGTCAGAAGGCGGCTGAGTGGTGGCGCAAGCGCGCCCCGGGCTGCCCGGTGCCACTTACCGTGGCTCAAGCCATCGCTGAGGCCCAGCGTCTTGCCCGCCCCAGCGAGATCTCGGTCCGTCCCTCGGGCCGCTATGTCGAAGTCTCCGGCCACAGGTTTGACCCATGCGCCCAATCCACACCGGCCTCTGCGCAGTCTGCCACCGGCAACCTCGTGGGTTTGGCTGGTTCGACCGGGATTTCCGCGTCTCCGACCCGCGCCGCGACGCCAGCCGCAAGCACCTCTGCAGCCCCGCCTGCCAGGACATCTGCCATGGGAGGAAGGGCATGATCGATCCCACCCCGAACGAGGCCGAGGCGATGACCGTCGGCGGACAGCAAGGCGGCGAGTATCTCGAGAGCATCGGCAAGTCCGATCTCGCCACCCTGACCGGGACCGAATGGGACCGCTTCATCGATGCGGTCGTTACCGGATATTGCGACCACCTGCGTGAGCTTGCGGCCAAGGACCGCAAACGCCTCGACGCCACGACCCCCGAGGTGCCCTTCTGATGGCTGACACATCCTTCATGGCGCGCTTCGGCGCGCGGCTCGTCACCAATGGCTATGCCATCCTTCCCATCGGCCCGGGCACGAAGAAGCCCGGCCGCTTCCAGCGCGGAACATGGACGGATTATCCGGAGTGGAACCGCCATGCCGAGCGCGGCACCACCGAGGTCGAGGTGGCCACATGGGCCAGCTGGCCGGATTGCGGCATCGGCATTGTCGGCGGCGCAGTTGCTGCGGTCGATATCGATATCAAGGACGATGCTGACTTGGCGCTGCAAATCGAGCGGCTCGCCCGGGAACGTCTCGGTGACACGCCCGCCCTGCGCATTGGCAGGGCGCCGAAGCGCATGCTGGTCTATCGCACCACTGAGCCATTCCGGGGCATCAAGCGCCATCCGCTGGAGGTGCTCTGCCTCGGGCAGCAGTTCCTGGCCTATGCCATCCATCCGGAAACCGGTGCGCCCTATGCCTGGCCCGAGGAGGGGCTGGCGGACATCGACATCACCGACCTTCCGGAAATCTCGGCTGAGGCTGCCGTGGCGTTTCTCGACGAGGCCAATTCGCTGCTGCCAGAAACACTCCGGCAGCGCGGGCTAGCCGCTATTTCGCCAGCGGCGGAGGCCCCACGCAGCCACGGCCAGATTGGCACTCTCCCGGCAATCGAGGCGGCGCTCGCTTGGCTGCCAAATGCCGAACTCGACTATGACAGCTGGATGCGCATCGGCATGGCCCTGAAAGGCGCGCTTGGTGAGGCTGGGGCCGATCTCTTCGCCGATTGGTCCGGACAGGCGGCCAAGGATGTGCCAGCCACCACGATGAAAGCCTGGGCCAGTTTCAAGCCTGATCGGATCGGCGCTGGTACGATCTACCATCTCGCGATGGAGCGCGGCTGGCAGCCTGAGCCTGACCTTCGCTTGGACGGCAGCCTGCCCGAGGATGCGGACCATCCGGCGGCCGGTTTGCTGGCGAGGCTGGATGTTGCTGCGGTAGCCACCGCAGTCTCCGCCCCCACACCTGCGTATGCGCTGGCCATCCCCGACGGGCTGGTCGGCGATCTCACCAATTACATGCTGACCACCGCACGGCGGCCACAGCCGCTCCTGTCGCTCGGCGCCAGCCTCTGCGCCATCGGCGCGCTGATGGGGCGGAATTATCGGACGGAGAGCAACCTGCGCTCGAACCTCTATGTCGTGGGCATCGCGGACAGCGGTTCGGGCAAGAACCACGCGCGCGAGATCATCAACGAGACCTTCTTCGAGGCGGGGCTCGCCCATCACCTCGGCGGCAACAAGATCGCCTCAGGCGCCGGGCTTTTGACCGCGCTGTACCGCCAGCCCGCGATCCTGTTCCAGATCGACGAATTCGGCATGTTCCTGTCGGCTGCGGCAGATCGCAAGCGCAGCCCGCGCCACATCACCGAGATCCTCGACAACATGACCGAGCTCTACACCTCGGCCGGCGGGATCTTCCTCGGCGCGGAATACGCCAACCGGGATGGATCGAACGAGCGGCGTGACATCGTGCAGCCCTGTCTTTGCGTCTATGGCACCACGACGCCGCTGCACTTCTGGGGTGCCCTCCAGGGGGCCAACGTCGTTGACGGCTCGCTCGCGCGCTTCCTGATCCTGCCCAGCGACGAGGACTACCCGGATGAAAACATCGCCGTTGGCATCCGGCAGGCACCACCCGCGCTGATCCAAGGGCTGCAACTGATCGCCGCCGGCGGTGGGGTCAGGAAAGGCAATCTGACCGGCAAGACCGCCGATCAGAACACCGCCGTGAACCCGATGATCGTGCCGATGAAAGAGGAGGCAAGGGTCCGGTTCCGCCAGCTCAGCATTGAGTTGACTGAGGAACTACGTGCAGCGGCAGGTACGGCCTTCACCGCAATCCTCGCCCGTATCGGGGAAAACGCCCTGAAGCTCGCGCTGATCGTGGCGGTGGGACGCGATCCGGCCCGGCCCGAGATCGAGATCACGGCAGCGGAGTGGGCCATCGGCTTCGTGCGGCATTACGCCCAGCGGACCATGGAAGCGGTTGAGCGGCATGTCGCGGATACCGAGACCGAGGCCCACCTGAAGCGACTGAAGGAGATCATCCGTTCATCCGGGGCCAAGGGGATCACCAAGTCCGAGATCACTCGGGCCTCGCAGTGGCTGAAATCCCGTGACCGGGACGAGATCCTGCTGACCCTGATCGAGAGCGGGGACATCACCACCGGCATGCGCGGCTCATCGACCAAGCAGGCCATGGTCTACAGGATGGCGAGGTGGGATGGGTGACCGAAGATCCTTCAAACCCGCTGAAGAGGTTCTTGAAGCATTGAAGGGGGTCAAGTCCCTGCAATGAGTGGGAAAAACAAGATCCTTCAAATCTTTCAATCTTTCAAGAGGACCCTTTATCCCTATACGCGTACGCGCACGGTTAAATATTAGGAGAGAGGTACCTATTGAAATATTGAATAATTGAAAGATTAAATATTATACATACAGGACAACCACTTAGGGGTGGAAATCTTTCAAGAGACCCCTCTGAAGGTTTTGAAGGATCTGCCGGGCGGCCCGCTCGCCCCGCGCCTGACATGACCAGACCACCCTTCGGGGCCTGGCGAGACCGCAGCCTTCACCGGCCAGCCCTCTCGCCTCGCTCACCAAACCGAAGAGGAGGTCTTGATGACCCAATCCGAAAACACCCCGCGCTGCATGCTGGCGCTCGATATTGGCACGACCACAGGCTGGGCCATGCGTGGTCATGACGGTCTGATCACGACTGGCACGGCCAGCTTCAAACCCGGCCGCTATGATGGCGGCGGGATGCGCTACCTGCGCTTCACCAATTGGCTGACGGAACTCGACCGGCTGTCCGGCCCGATCTCGGCCATCTGGTTCGAGGAAGTCCGCCGCCACGCAGGAACTGACGCGGCTCATGTCTATGGCGGTCTGATGGCAACTTTGACCGCGTGGTGCGAACTGCGCGGCGTCCCTTATCAGGGCGTGCCGGTCGGTACGATCAAGCGCCATGCGGCCGGCAAGGGCAATGCGCCCAAGGAGGCAATGATCGCAGCGGCCCGCGCGCGCGGGTTCAGCCCCGTCGACGACAACGAGGCTGATGCTATTGCGTTGCTGGTCTGGGCGATCGAGACGAATGGGGGTGTGGCATGAGGCTGTACCCCAAGGGCTACGGCGGCCGGCGCCGGGATCCCGAGCAGGTCAAACGGGACGGATGGCACGAGCAGCGCATGCTGGCCGTGTCGCTCGATGACCCGCGTCTCACCTGGCCCGAGCGTGAACTCGTCCGCCAGTTGGGCGACAAGCTCTATGGCAAGCTTCCTGCGGTGAGGGAGGTGGGCCATGGCTGATCGTGTCTGGACCGCGGACGACGTCGCCGATTATTTCGAGGACGCGTTCCGTACCCTGCGCAGGCTGCCGCCGGTGAAGGCGAAGGGCTATTTCAACACCTGGCCCGACATCGTGCGCACCAGCCGCGAGATCGCGGCGATGGAACCGCAACCGATGCGCGTCTGGCCCTCGGCCGCCGCGATCACCCGGCTCGAACAAACCTTCGACTGGGTGCTCTGGATCGAGGAAGCGGAGCGCAAGCTGGTCTGGTCGCGTGCCGCCCGCGTGCCGTGGAAGCAGATCGGTGGCGAGTTGGGAGTGGATCGTACCACTGCGTGGCGGAGGTGGCAGCTGGCGCTGACGAAGATCGCAGCAAGGCTGAACGCTATGTGACTCCAATGTGTTGCAACACTTTTGTGTTCGACACATGCAACATGTCCGTGCTATCCGAAGGGCATGATGGGGAGAGTGCGTCGGGAGACGGCTCTCCCCATTTCGTTGTCGGAGTCCGCTGGACCCCGGTATCCAACGAGAGTCCGGTCGGGGTCCACGCCGAGGCAGTTTGCGGTTCCTTCCGGACGATATTCGTATGCTGGCGGGCGAAGCGCGG